ATACCAAAATGGATACTTGGGAAAAAGTAGTCAAGATGGCAGACTATCTATATGACTTATCTAAGTTAGAAGATTTACAACCACAAACAGATACTTCTGCACAAAGTGTAGAAACCTCAGAAGGTGATGGTGATGCAATTCCTCAAGACTTCGATGAAAAAGAAGAACAAGAAGGTGATGTAGAAGAATCATTAGGTGGTAACCAAGAGTCAGATGAAGAGTCAGATGAAGAAGGTGAAGGTGAAAAAGGTCAACAAGGTGATGATTCAGAAGAAGATGGTGACGAAGAGTCAGACGAAGAAACCACTGGTGAAGGTGACGAAGATAAAGAAAAATCAAGAGCATTAAAAGGTGGTGAGTTTGGTGAAGAAGGTGGTAAAAGTGGTGATGCACCAACTGATACTGCAAACGAATCTGTTACTGATAAAAATTTCAGAAACAACGAAGACAAACTTCACAAAGTTGCAGATAGATGGGATTCAGAACCACATTACTTGGACTTCAACTCTAAAGAATTTAAAGCAAAAGATGTGACTATTGGTTACAAACAAGTAATCAGTGATATCACTAAATCATTTAATGATAATATGAAAGAGTACGAAAACAACTATGATACTCTTGCAAACTCTAGAGAATACACTCAAAAATTCTTTGACCACAATAAAAATGTTATTAACTACATGGCAAAAGAATTTGATATGAGAAAAGCTGCAGATGCTTACAAAAAATCAATGTCTGCAAAAACTGGTGAAATTGATATGTCAAAAATCCACCAGTACTTACTTAAAGATGATATCTTCAAAAGAGCAACTGTAGTTCCAGATGGTAAAAACCATGGTGTTATTATGTTGGTTGACTGGTCTGGGTCTATGTATGATGCAATCAGAGAGACTTACGAACAATCTATAGTTCTTACAATGTTCTGTAGAAGAGTTGGTATTCCTCATAGAGTATTTGCATTCACAGATGGATGGAGAGAAGATAGATATGAAGAAGTAGATTACGAAAGAAATAAGTTTCATCTTAACTCTAATTTCAGACTTCTTGAATTGTTCACTGATAAAATGAACAAAAGAGATTTCTTCGAGGGTGCAGTTTGTATGAATGCACAACTTGAAGCAATGTGTGGTAACAGATACTACAATGGAAAAGGTGATAGATTCGAAGCAGGTTATGGTGGTCAAGAATGGAATTACAATCTTGGTGGAACACCTCTTGATGAATCACTTATGATTATCAGAGATTACATTGCAGACTTCAAACATAACTATGGAATTGACAAACTACAATTTGTTACTCTTACCGATGGTGACAGTTTCAGATGTAATGGTTTTGGATATGGTGGTGACAATCTCTTCCACGATAGAAGAACAAAAAACACTTTTGTTTACAACAAACAAGATTCAGGCAGAAGAAGTGGTACTGATAACCTTCTTAAATGGATAGAACAAACTACTGGTGTTGATACTGTTGGGTTCTTTATTTGTCCTAACAAACACAGAGAATTTGATTCAGCAGTTGACAAGTTTAGTGGTGAATATCAATCTTGGGAAACAAAACAAGAAGGATACAAACAATTCAGAAAAGATGGTGGTTACAATGTTACAACTACTGAGAAGTCTGGATACAAAGAATTCTACATCTTAAATGCAAAGAAAATGGGTATAGTATCAGAAGATGACACTTTAGATGTCGCAGTTGGTGCTAGTAAACAAGCATTGAAGGGTGCAATGAGAAGAATGGGTAATAACAAAATGTCCCAAAGAAAAATACTTCAACACTTCGTTAAGAAGGTTGCATAGTTGACCTATGGGTACACATTTTAGTATAATACAATCATGGTAAAAAATTCAAATAATAGTGAGGTACAAAATATGAATTTAAATGCAAATCATTATAGGTTTCTGGATGCATGTGCAGAACAGTTTCCTACTCAAGTGGAGTTTTCAAAATCCACTGTAAAGAAAATCTGTGATACAGCAGAGATTCCTTTTCCATCGTGGTTGATTAGGAAACCACAATTCAAAGCAGGTTATGGAACTTATTCCATTGAATCTGTAGTTCCAGAGAATTATTCTCAACCAGTTGCACCAGTTGTGCAAAATGTTCAAACTGTAGAAACTGTTCCAGTTCCAGTTGCAAATGTTGGTATGAATGTTCTTGATGAAAACATTTCAGTTATTCCTACCAAGATGGACAACTATGTTCCTTTTGGTCACTTTAAAGACCTTAAGTCAATTCTTAAGTCTGGAGTTTTCTTTCCAGTGTTTATTACTGGTTTGAGTGGTAATGGTAAAACCTTAATGGTTGAACAAATATGTGCAAGTCTTAAAAAAGAATTGTTCAGAGTTAACATTACTATTGAAACCGATGAAGATGATTTGATTGGTTCAAATACTCTTATCAATGGTAACATTGTTTTCAAAGAAGGCCCTGTCCTCAAAGCAATGAGAAAAGGTGCAGTATTACTTCTTGACGAAGTTGACCTTGCATCAAACAAGATTATGTGTTTACAATCCATCCTAGAAGGTGGTGGTTACTTAATCAAAAAGACTGGTGAGTTTGTAAAACCAGCAGATGGGTTCACAGTGGTTGCAACTGCAAACACTAAAGGTAAAGGTTCTGAGGATGGTAGATTCATCGGAACTAACATCTTGAACGAAGCATTCCTTGAAAGGTTTGCAATTTGTCTTGAGCAAGAATACCCACCAGTGACTACTGAGAAAAAAATTGTCAAAGGTGACTTTGCAATTCTTGGAGTCAATGATGATGAGTTTGCAGAAAAACTTGTTGACTGGGCTGATGTAATCAGAAAATCCTTCTACGAAGGTGCAGTTGATGAAGTGATATCAACTAGAAGATTAGTTCACATTGCAAAAGCATTCTCAATGTTCAACGACAAGTTGAAGTCTATTGAAGTGTGTCTTGCAAGATTCGATGAAGACACCAAAGCATCCTTCCTCGACCTTTACACTAAGGTTGACGCAGGTGTAAATCCTTTGGGTGATGACTTAGAGTCTGAATTAGAAACAGTAATAGAGGAGAACGATAAAGATGACTTCACAATATAGTAAGACCTCACTAGAAGCATCTAGTTCTCCTCGACCTTGTGCATTATGCACTGGGTCATATGAGGGTTTTGGGAATAATCCCCAACCAGTTTTAGAGAATTATGACGATAGAGTTTGTGATTCTTGTAACTGGAATATAGTTATCCCAGCAAGGATAAGGAGTTTTGAATAATGGGACAGTATGATGATATTGTCGAAAGACAAAGGATACTTCTTGAAGCAGAAGAGTGGGCAAAACAACCTAGGTCAGTACAAGTACATAGGTTGACTTCCATGTGGTATGAGACAGAAGAGTCAATGAAAGATTTTGAAAATGGTGGTGTGACAGATACACACTACAATGGTGGTCATGTTGTTAGACAACAAAATGGCAAAGTAATTAGAACCTTTGGTGAGCAAGTAACTGGTGAAGACCTAGTGAATGCTTATGTTAGAGGTGGAGTTTAATAATAGGGGCTGTATGCTCGGGCAGGGACAGGGAAACGAAAACAACAAAGTGAACACTATTATACACGCATTTGTGTTGAAACTGTTTTCCCATCCCGCCAGATTTATTTGGAGTTAAAATGAAAAGATTTTGGATTATATGGAAACATGCCCTCGGTTCATTTGATGAAGAAGATGGATATAATAAAAGGAATGAAAATGCAATTGCAGTAATTCGTTCTTTATTTGTACTTACAAATTTAGTATGTGCAATATTTATTATGACAAACATAGTAAAAGGATGGTAATATGAGTAAATGTCAAGATTATCCAAACATGGTATTTAAAGGTGTTTTAACTAATGAGGGTCATTCAGTGACTTTCAATATCTTTGATGATTATGTGGAAATCACAAATACAAATGGTGCAATGATATCAGTAAGTAAAATCGATATTGATAAAGCAATTCAACAACAAAAAGATTTAATAGGGATGGGATATAAATGGATAGGATAAAAAATATGATAGAAATGGTTTTATGGTCAAGACCTTGGTCGAGTGCATCAAGGTTCTTTATACCTTTTCATATGGTAATGATGATACTAACTGCAAGTTTAATATTTTTCATAAACAAAGCAGAAGCTTCGGATGCAAACAACGAAGCATTTTGTCTTGCACAAAACATGTACTTTGAAGCTGGCAACCAACCACTTGCTGGTAAGATTGCAGTTGCCCAAGTTGTTATCAATAGAACACAACATATGAATTACCCAACAGATATTTGTGGTGTAGTTTATCAGGCAAAGTGGTCAGAGAATTGGAAAGGTAATATGATACCTACTAGAAACCAATGTCAATTTAGTTGGTTCTGTGATGGTAAGTCAGACGACCCAGTGGATTCAAAAACTTGGTTAAAGTGTTTAACCCTTGCAAGAAATATTTTACAAGGTGAGTATGGAGACATTACAGAAGGTGCAACACATTATCATAGTGTTTATGTAAATCCTTACTGGGCAGATTCATTGAATCAAACTGTAACTATTAACGAACATATCTTTTACAAATAATGTACGACAAAATAGAAAATAAACAATTATCTTCAAACTGTATATCACATCAAGAAATAGCAAAAGTATTACATGCAGATGGTAGTTCTTATAAAATGGGAACACTTGTATATGGTACATATGAAGAGATAGAAGAGTGGTGTGAGAAAAATGATATGTGGGTAGACAAGTATCTAGACCATGTAAATCCTTCTACAATCTACAACACTGGAGAATGGGTGGGGACTGGATTATCAGACCCATTTGCAGTATCAGTTCCTTTTGATTATAGGGAAAGTAGAACAAAGGGTAATTTTAATACTCGTGGTGTCGACCAAGATAAATGGTAGGTTGACAAATTGGAGTTATGTAGTAAAATAGTATTATGAATGAAAAAACAAATATAAAATGTATTGATTACAAATACGATGAAGACAAGTACATTGCAGAATTGATTGAATATGTGAATAAGACATATGACCAACATTATTCACAAAATCAATATCAAGCAACTGAATTTATAATTGATGGTGGTCATGGAGAAGGTTTCTGTATTGGAAACATTCTTAAATATGCACAACGATATGGGAAGAAACAAGGACATAATCGTGCAGACCTCATGAAAGTTTTACACTATGCACTATTTGCTCTCCATGTGCATGATAAAGAAGTGGACAAGAGAGCAACATTATAGTTATAGGAGTAATTATGAAAATAAGTGAAAGTACATTAGAAGTTCTAACAAACTTTAGTAGTATCAATAATGGTATTACAGTACAAACAGGGAATGAGATTAAAACAATCTCTCCAATGAAAAATATCTTTGGTAAGGCAAAGTTAACTGATAATTTTGCAAGTCAGTTTTCTGTATATGACCTTCCAGAGTTTCTTGCAACAATATCATTGTTAGGTAATGATGCAGAGTTTGACTTTGGTGATAAGTCTGTAAACATTAGTGGTGATGGTGCAAGTGCAACATACAACTATGCAGATGCATCAATGATTATTTCTCCACCAGAGAAAGATATCACTATGCCAAATCCAGAAGTTGTATTTGATATTGATGATAATTTGTTATCTAAATTAAAGAAAGCAAGTGCAGTATTATCTTTACCAGATTTAGTTCTGGAAAGTAATGGAACAGTTGTTACATTGACTGTTAAAGATAAGAAGAATCCATCAAGCAATCAGTTTAGTGAAGTTATCATGGATGGTGATGGACAAACATATGCAATGAACTTTAAGATGGAAAACATTAAGATTGTAAATGATGAATATACTGTGTATGTTTCATCTAAAGGTCTTTCTCAATTCGTTGCAAAAACAAAAGGACTTGAGTATTTTATTGCACTAGAACCAGATTCAGTATTTGGTTCGTGATAAATACTTCTGTAGGTACTAGACATTGGTATCCAAGGGTGTTCAACTGTTCTCTCTCTGGGGTTGAATTCGGTTCATAATGGTGGGATTATGAGTCATCTTTATAATGAAATGGTGAATATATGAATGATGAATTTTTATGGGTTGAAAAGTATCGACCAAAGACAATAGAAGACTGTGTTCTTCCAGCTGATATCAAACAAACATTCTTTGATATCAAAGGTGAAATACCAAACATGATTCTTACAGGTACAGCAGGTACAGGTAAGACTACTATTGCAAAAGCATTATGTGAAATGCATGGTTGTGATTATATCCTAATCAATGGTTCAGAAGAATCTGGAATCGATGTACTTAGAACTAAAATTAAAAACTTTGCATCTACAGTTTCCCTACAAGGTGGAAACAAAGTAGTCATTCTTGATGAGGCAGACTATCTCAATGCACAATCAACTCAACCAGCACTTCGTGGGTTTATAGAAGAATTCCATAAGAATTGTAGATTTATATTTACATGTAATTACAAAAACAGATTAATCCCACCATTACATTCTCGATGTACTATCATCGACTTCAAGATACCACCATCTGAAAGACCAAGACTTGCATCTGTATTCATGGCAAGACTTATGATGATACTTGATAATGAAGGTGTAAAATATAATTCAGAAGTATTACAAGAATTGGTAATGAAATACTTCCCAGACTTTCGTAGAACTATTAATGAACTGCAAAGATATGGAGTAAGTGGTAGTATAGATGTAGGTATATTATCTAATATTGCAGATGAAAGTGTTGCAGAATTACTAGGACATATCAAAGCAAAACGATTTACTGATATGAGAAAGTGGGTTGCACAAAATGTAGACAATGACCCAGTAAAACTTTTTAGAAAAATTTATGATAAACTTTATGAGGTTCTTGAACCCCAAAGTATACCACAAGCAGTTATTATAATTGCAGACTACAGTTACAAATCTGCATTTGTAGTTGACCAAGAAGTCAACATAGTTGCATGTTTAACAGAACTAATGATGGAATGTAGATGGAAATAATTACATTACTAATACTTTCTGTTGTATTTTTCTGCATCTATTCATGGGGAGAATATAATGGAATAAGAAAAGGTGCAGACCAAATGTATTCACAATTGTATAACAATGGAATAAGAAAAGGTGATGAAGTAATAGTACATCTAGAATATGAGGATAGAAGTGGAACTAAAGAATTCTAACTTTTTTATACAAAAGGATTGTGGAATAGACCATGAGTTTATTACTGATTGGTGTATTGAAAATGAAAACCATCCATACTTTGCACATAGTGAAGATGGAACTCCAACACCAAATCAATTTAGTGATAACCTTCGTGCATATGTTCGTTCATCTAA